CGGTGCCGGTTGCGGACCAGCCACGGAAATCGTCGTTTTTGGAGTCGAGAGTTTCGTTTGTCCAAATTCCCTTTCCAGAAATGCCAGTAATTCCAGAAACTGTTGCGCCTGGATTAAAGGGACAAGTGTCTCCCTTGCCTCTGACACTTATGGTGTAGGAGGTGTCGTAAGTTTTAGCCTCCGAATGTTGCCCAACACTGTTTATGAGCTGCTTGAACTCACCCTTCATCTCTACATCAAGAGATTCAACAATGCTGCCTGATGGCGTAGCCAATGTAATTCCGAAGGTTGCCATAATTATTCAAAAAGTGTGTAGGTTGCTTCGGCGGTGGAAAAGTCGTCGTTAGTTTGCGACACCTTTGAGCCTGTAAGTTTTGCCCCAGTAAAGGCACCTTCTGGCACTGCCAACAAATCGTCTTCGCCTTTGGTTTTGACAGTGGTGGTGCTTGTGCTTCTGGGTTTGGCCTGAACAATAACAGTCTGCCCTTCAGCGTCTCGAATTGTCGCAAGCTCAACAACAGTCTCAACCGTTGACTCTTGCAAATAACCGCTAGGCGCGGTCACTCCAAATGTTACTGCTCCAAATGATACAGGCATGGTTTTTTAAGGTTTGGGGCCAAAGCCCACGATGTAAGGCATCGAAGTTCGCCAGTGGCGTTCCTCGCGTAGGTTGTCGGTTGATTGTGCTACCACGCCGTAAAGTTGGACGGCGTCAGAAACTAGTACTAACGAGCGCATTGCAGCGTCTACCTCGGCAGTAAACTCTGCCTGGTCCGCTTTGCTGTAGTCGTCAGCCTGAGAAAGCACGTTAAGCGTCAGCGTGCCGCGCTGGAGAGGACTGCCCACCACTACATCGGTTTGTAGTTCCATCAGCACGGATTTTGCCGGAATTGGTTGATCGTCTTGAGGCTCACCAATGTAGACGCCGGGAAGCTCCAATGACAACGCATCTTGAACCGCTGCGGAGAAAACGCCGTCAATCATCGCGTGATGTCCTCCAAATACAGCTTCCACGAAATAGGGTCTTCATCCCAACTCGTAATGCGGCGTTCAGTCCCGTTGACAGTCAGTTTTGCGCCCTTAACTGGATCAGGAAAGCCAGCCTTCAGTAGTCGCACAAAGCCCGCAAAGTGCTGTTCAAAACCGCCCATTGCCAAAAGGTCAGAGGTTTTCTCGCTCGCCACCGAAAACACCGTCACACCGTTGTAAGTAACGGTATCGGCCTGCATATAGTCCAGTGCTTGGCTCATTGCAGATTCAGTGATGGCGAGAAACTCAGACATTAGAGCAGGCTCTCTTTGTTGCGTTTAGGCGCGGGTCGCGGTGCAGGCTGTACGTTTGCCACCACTAGAGAACGGCCTTTCTTGCGATCAGGACGATTCAGGATGTGCAGCGAAAGCTCTCCCTTGTCGGCAGTTAGCGTTTTGAACTCTCGCACCGCTGCGTCGTAATCTGTAAAGCTGGCAAGAATCTCCTGCCCCTGAAGGATAACTGTAATCGGTTTGGACATAATCGGTTTACACAAAAGGGCGGGCAGCGGTTAAGCCACCCGCCCCAGAGTTTAGAAACTACTCAGCAACAATGCGGATTCCCATTTCAGTGCGGCCAGCCTGCACGCCGTATAGGACACCCATGACGTAATTCAAAGAACCACCGAGGTTGTCGTAGAAGCGGCGGAACTGGATCGGGAGGTTAAGCCCGGGAACCAGCACGTCGGCAACTTCAGTGCCCATCTGCTGGGCGCCGGAAGCATCAACACGGCGGGCAGCCATGAGCAACGCGGACTTGTGGAACGCAAAGCCACCCAAGCCCTGGCCGTTTGCGTCAGCGAGGTCAGACTCGTAAACATCAAACCCAGCAACGCGGGGAATGAAGCCTTCGGTCTTTTCGCGGATGAAGCCGGGAAACTCAGCACTGTTCAAGCTCTTCACAAGGCTCGCGAAGTAGGTCGGGTTTAGCACAACTGCGCGGCCCATCTGCGGAGCACCAGCAGCGTTCAGCGTTGCGCGCAGGTCGGCAAGATCGTCACGGTTGAAGTTTCCGGCGTTGATTCCAACGCTGTTGAAATTGCTCGAGGTCACCAGATTCCACAGGTCGGAAAACACCTTTGCGCCGGTAGCCTGCATGGCGGGCTCCACAAAAAGCTGGTTGAGGTCGATCGCGGACTTAGAACGCTCCAAATCCGTGAACCCGTAAGGGAACCCGTAGAAGTTGGAAAGCGTGATGGTCTTGGCAACCGTTTCAACGCCCTGGGGGCTGTACCCGCTCGAAAGGTCCACCGCAGTGGGGCGGACAGGGTAGCGAGTTGTTACAGAAGCACCTGCGGCAGAAATGTCTGAAGAGAAATCTACCGTGATGCCATTTAATGGCGCAAACAAATATTGCAGCGCGGGCAATGACTCCTGAGCGATGGCGGCGAGGTTAACCCCCGCGATGGTATTGGACATAATGTTATGTGTGTGTGGGGTTTAACTAGCTGAGCTTGAGCGCGGCTTTGTGCTGCGCATAAAATTCGTTTCGAGTTTCGAGCGGGAGGCTGTTGTACTCGGCCCAAAGTTCCGCAACCGTTTTGGTTGCCGTGGTCTGCTCGGATTGAATTGCCACAGGAGCAACTCCCAGATTGGCGACGATTGCGTTAGCCTTTGCGGAAGCTTCAGACTCGGCGAGCTTTGCGGCATCAAGTGCTTTTGCCAGCTCCATTTTTTCGCCGGACAAAGCCTGCACTGCGGCGGCGAGGTCCAAGTTAGATGCCTTGAGTGCGTCAAATTGAGCTACAAGCGCGGTGTGCTCTGCGGAGAGAGCGTTAAGCGCGGCAACGTCTGCCTGCGCGGCAGATAGCGCGGCCAGCGCATCGGTCAGTGTTGATGGAAGCTCCATATACCTACACAATTCGGAGCAAGAAAAAGCCCGCTGGAGCATGCACTCTCCAGCGGGCCAAACAACAAATGAAACAACCTACGCGCCTACCATACCAAGTAATTCTGCGTACGCAAGCTCTTGGTTTCCGATGCCGTCAATCAAATTCGCAGCCCTTGCCCTAGGAGCCAAATAGGCGGCCCCGGTCATAAACTCATCGGCCACGCGGCGGTTGCGCAACACGTTGTCGCGGAACTGAGCAAAAGAGTCATCCACAAGCTGTTGGAGGCTTGCGCGCTGTGCTGGAGTTAGAGACGGTCCCATCCCTGCGCCCTTTAGTGGGCCTGAGGTAATTGGGTCCCACACAAGCCCCTCTTCTGCAAACATTGCGGACTGGTCCACCCAAGGGATGATCGTTCCGATTGAGCCCCAGGTTGATCCAATGGAGCCAAAAACTTTGTCGCAACTGACTGCGATATTGTACGCCGCAGAGCAGGCGGTGTCGTCCGAGTAAGCCACGATTGGAACCTTCAAAAACTGGATCAGGTCAGTAATCTCTGAACATCCCGAGCAGCTCCCACCTGGGGAATTGATCTCCAACAGCACGCCACGGACATTGGCTTCCATCGCGGACTCAAGGTCTTCAGCGACCCACTCGTAATCCCACGCGCCGCAGCACGCCTCAATCGCGCTTATGCCCTTGGCAAGAGTGCCCTCGATGCAGATGTGAGCAATCCCCTGCCCGTCAATCTCCATGGGCTCGCGTTGGGACATCATGCCCGTCATTTTTTCGTAGTCGTCACCATTGGCGCGCACTAGCCTGCCCTCAACAAGTTTGCGGACGGCTGCGTAGCCGCCGGGAGTGATCAGCCACGGACGATAAAAAACCTGTTCGATGATGCGTTGAAACTTCATAATTCTTGCACCGATGTTGCAGGATTTCCGTTCGGGGTCAAAAGTCCAAATACGTCCCGAGTCAGCCCAGAGCGTTCAACGCGCTTTTTGATCTCCAACTCCTCGCGCTCAACCTCATCAAGGTGCTCCTCCAATGTCTTGGAGCCGGAAGCCAGAATGTCAGTCATGCTGCGCATTCCCGCACGGTAAGCCTCGATGGCGTCGCGGGAAGCGTAGCCGGAATCGGCGGTTAAGCGAGCCGGTTCGGTGAACCGGAACTGATACGCACCGCCCCGGTTCCGATCGGTTCCCCGATACTCTGGCAAAATGCCCATCTCCACAAACTTGGCAATCGCGTAGGCGCACCGGCGTTTGCAAAATGCGGCTAGGTAAGCGTGCCGTTCAGACGTGATGCGGTTGACTTGCTCCAACACGATTCTGGCGGAAGCGCCGCCTAATTTCGACATGTCCCAGCCAAACTCAGGCGGCCACTGTGCAGCCAGTAGTGCGTTGCGGATGAGTCGCTCTTGCAAACGGTCCTGCGCTTCAGTCGGAATCTTTGCGTCGATCTGGTTGATGGACTCGCCAGCATTGGCTTGCAAGTATTCAATTCGGCCACCAGCCATCGGCGTAATCCGAAGCCCCGGTGCGCAATTTGGAATAACGTTGTCACTTAGTGCTTGGTACGCGTCAGAAGCATCCGCCATGCCTTGTTGGTTGGTCACCAAAAGCCCAATCTTTGCAGCCATACGGGACGCAGACTGGATGTCGTCACCAAGGTCTTTAAGGCTCAACAGATCGCGAATTGCTGGGGCAAATGCGGAGATGCCGCGAACTTGGTCCACCTCACGCGGGTCCATTGTCAGCATTGCAGATTGCACTGGAATATCCCTGTCCTCAGACCCATCCAATGATTCGCCCAGGACACGATAAGCGACAGCACGGTTGGTTTTGGAAAGGATGACGCCATTGTAAATCCGCAGTCCACGGTAGCGGCCAGATTGCAAAATGCCGTCATCTACTCGGCTTCCAATCTGGTGCCAGGGCACTTGCTGGAGTTGAGGGTAACCAGTCTGCGCAGTTGTCAGGATGGTCAACAAATCGCCTTCGCGGTCAATGGCGGTGGACTCTAGTCGGAGCCCCTCCCACCAGCTTTTCCCGTCAATGTATGCAATCTGAAACCAGTCCAAAAGCATTGCCTCGGCTTGTTTGCCCCATTCTTTATCGTCGCCAACAAATATGGGACGCATAGCCATGCCTACGGACAGCATGCTTTTTTGGTCAATCGCGGCATTAACGAGCCCGTTGTTCCAGTAAAGTTTGCGCGCCGCCGAGTTGAGCGTGCGCCACTCTGAGACGTTTAACTCCTTGGAAATGCTCTGAGTGTGCGTCCTCCAATACGGTTCGCCCCATACACCGCCCTCAATAAGACGCTGCCTGCGGTAAGAGTCGTACGCCGCTTGCACTTTTGGGCCTTTAAATCCCATCAAGTTTTTTACTCGGTCAAGAAAACTCATATAAAGAACGCTTGAGTCCTGCGCACTGGCGCGTTAATGCCTGCGGCTTTGTAGTTTAGCGCCATCTGAGCCAGCATCATTACGTCTAGCGGGCTTAGTGTGCCTCCCACATTAAATTGGAAAGCTGCGCCGTCAATCGAGCTGGAAACGAGAGAGCTTTTTCCCGCAGATACCAGGTCAAATTTCTGCGAAACGATGGCGCGAAGCTCTGCCACGTCTCTAGTTAAGAACACTTGCAGCAGCAGTTTTTGATCGGGAGCCATCTATCTAGCGGCATCAGAGCAAGGAAAAGCCCGGACATCCACACACGTGGAGCCGGGCAGTTTTTCCGCCACCCGCCCTTTTCGTGTTTGGGTGAGCCTTAAAATTACTCTGGCTTTTGCGGTTCGTCAACCTCTGGTGCAGCAGAAACCATATCTGGCAAGATGCCGAGAATCTGAGCGGCCAGCACGTTCATCGCTTCAGCATCCCACATGTGGTTTGGTCTGCCTGTAGCGGTCCACCTTAGCCGCGTTTTCTTGCTACGTTTGTCTACGGTTGCCCGTTTGCGCTCTGAGTTGAGATGCCTCACATACTCCGGCGGAGCGTCTTGAGGAAACTCCCACACCGGCGAGCCAGTGTTGCGCAAATTTGCGAGAATGTCTTTGATGGGATCAGACGACCAATAGAAAAAAGTGACAAAGACTCTTTTGCCAGCAGCGTCCCGAGTGGTAGGCGCGACCACGCGATCCGGGGCAGAGTAATAGCGGCGGATGGGTTTGCCGTCCTGTCCTCTAACCGTAAAGTGATCTTCGGCGCGGCCTACCAAAGCAGTCCATCCAAACTTTGCACAAGTGTCGTAAATGCGGCCATGAAACGAGTTTCCAGCGTCTAGCAGCGTCCTCTTGTCTGGCACTTTTAGCTTGGTCTGTATTTCTCGAAGTTGATCTACGGTCAAAATCTTCCCAGCCCACAAAAGCCGAGAATGCCCGTTCTTTAACCAAACGCGCACGATGCCCCAATAATGGTCCTGCTGGCAGTCTACCGTGAATACCCTAGCGGCCTCGTCCGGCATCGGTCGCCCGTCTTGCCATTCGTTTACAAAATACTCGGAAGCCTCTAGTTCCAGCGCCGGCAGTTCTTCCTCCTGCTTCCACGGTTCTGCGAGCCTCTGCATCCTAAAATCCTTGGTCGGTTGCAGCACTCCAAGATGCCGGGCGTCGGAAGCTTGGCACCATTGAATGACAAGGTCGGCCCAGCGAATCCAGTAGACCGATTGAGCCGAAACGCGCCGAGATCGGTAGCCTTCCACGTGGTCATTGCCCTCCGATCTCCATTCACTGCGCTGAGTCAATCCCCGGCGGGCTGCGGTAGTGTCAGGAGTAACGTGCCCGCAGTGCGGACATTCATGCCGGACAGTTTTGACAAGTGCGCCCCAGTTCCATTCGCCGTTCTCGTTTTTGGCTTCGTCGTATTTGATGTCTACCCAAGCAGGTTTGACCCATTCATCGCACTTCGGGCACCGATGGCACCATTGAAACTCTTCGCCCGATCTCCACTCCTCGGTTAGTTGATGAGGTTCCTCAAAGCTCTGGCTGGTCAAAAGCGCGTAGCCGTTCCATCGGTCATGGAGCCGTTTTTTGAACTGGGTAATGAGGTCGCTGTACTGCCAGCACTCATCCAAAAACAGAACCTGCACGGATTTTTCTTGAGCGTTGCTGGTGTTTGCCCCGCCTAACATTAAGGGCATGTGAGGAAAGTAAATGCCGTCTTTTTTGACGTGATGCCGGTTGCTCGGCATTAGCCCACGCAGCGGTTCGCACGCCCCGAGCACCGGCTTGAGTCGCGTCTCCATCCATTCCGCGCTGGTCGCGTCGGTCTGAGTGATGGAAAGCATCGGCCCAGGCTGTTGAGCCACTGCCCAGCATACTAGAGCCTCTAGTGCCGTGCTCTTTCCGGCCCCAGTGCAAGCTTGCACAAAAGTCTGGCGACAAGAAGGGTCCGCAAAGTCAGCAAACACAGCATTCCACCAAGGCGCGGTGCTGCGGTCAAAATGTGTGCTTCTGGAGCTGTGCGGGAAGCGGACGTTCTGCTCCATCCAGTCCAGCGGGTCGCCGGTGTACGCGAGGCGGATGCCGGTTCGTGAACCATCCAAAATTGGGTTCATAGGCTCGCAAAGCCCTCCCGTGCGTTGCTCTTCAGAAGCTCAATTCGGCTTCGGAGCTTTGGCTGGATTTCAGCCTCGGTCAATCCAGCCAATTGTCCAGGCAGGTCGCCAACCAGCGCATCTAGTTCAGAGCACCAGACTGCCACCACGCGAGTGGCTGTCTCGCGCATTTCGTCTGCCAATACGAGCTCGCCCTTTTCGCGTTTGATTATTAAATCAAGTCGCTCAATTTCCTTCTGAAGCTTGGCGGTGCGCGCTTCTTTGTAGTCAACGGGAGGCGCGGCAGTCTTTGCCGGTTTTGGCTCGTCAGGTTTCGGCTTTGCCAGCGGCGGCTCTACAATTCTGTCGGCAGTGTAAGCCTTTCTCCATGCTTCCTGCTCCTCTGTAGACCAGTTTCGGTCAAAGCCTTTTTTCTCCCAAAACTGTACGGCAGATGGGTTTACGCCGAAATGCTTGGCGACTTGGCTATACGATGCACGTTTATTCTGATTTGCCACACATCAGTAGTAGACCCAGCAATATCTGCCGGTCAATACCCTACTTGGCTTATCTACAATGGCCACTTTTTGCCGATTGCACAAAAAATGGTGACACGTCCATAAGCTCACCCCGATGAAAACCCCCTCTAGGAGACTCCTTTAGGAGGGTGGGTCACCCCAGTAGTGCCCTAGCAGCCTGTTTAGCCGCATCCTTAACCGCAGCATGGCTCACTCCCAGTGCAGCCGCTGCCTGGCTCATGTCCTTGTGCCCCGTGAGATGCCCCAGCCCAGTGCCAAATGCCACAGCGTTTAGCCTAAGCCTCAGGTTCGCATCCCTGTGTCCACCTGCCAAGTAAGTGAGTAGTCTGACAATGGCAATGCCCCCGGCAGTCTGAGCCTGTGCCTCTGCCGTTATGCGATGCCATCCCCAGACGTTTTCGGCTTGCTCCTCGGTCAGGCCGAGGTCGAGCAAGTCTTCAAGTGCAGCTTCAAAATCTTCTGGAGTTGTCATTTAAAAATGCCCCCAGTCTCTCCTGAGTGTCACACCATTCGTGGTTGCAATCCACGCACTATCGGTTTGATGCCGTGTCTGTGGCAGGTGTCGCAAAGCTCGTGCTGTCTCTCCAGCAGTCGCACCACTTTTGCCCCCACAAGGTCAGAGCCGCAGGTGTCGCGGAAGTTATGGCCCGCCGGTTTGAGCCACTAGGCTTGGCAAGCTCTGTCGTCATCACTGATGCACACTAGGCTGCACTTCGTCAAGGTCAGCCTGCGTCCAGCCCTCGCGCCGCATCTGTTGTTCCAGCGCTGCTGCCCTAGCCTCTGCCCGGAGTGCTCTAGCTTTGGCCTCCTGCAAGTGCATCTTCAGTGCCTCGATGAGGTAATGGTTTTCCAAGCGTTCGATAGGTGTCATAGCAATTGTGTCCTCGCCCATGACTCGCGGATTGCCTGCACTCTCGCAGCCTTTTCCGCATTTAGGCTGTGCAATTTGTTTTGCTGGTACTCTTTTGCGCGCAAAGATTTTTCAGCCCGTAACCCAGCAAAAAATTGATGTCGCACTGCACGTTTATATTCGTGCTTGTTCATCGCCCCAATAGTGTCGCCGGTATCTTTTGCGATCTTTTTTACAGAGGCGCGCAACTTAATCAAATCGGCCTTTACCCGCTTGATTTCAGGTTGCCCCAGTTTTTCAAGTCTCGCGCCTGTTGCTGGTCCACGTAATGGACAATCCATGCTCATTCCTGTGCCCCCTCCAGTTCACGGATGCCCTCAAGCAAATCGTCGATTGCCTGCTGTATCCGTGGATGAGGCGGCCTAAGGTTAGTTAGGTCGTCAATTACTGACATGGCTCGGTGAAGCATGTCCCAAACTTCGTCGAGTTCTTCTTTGGTTTTCATTTGTTGGCTGTGGTCATACTGGTTGAGTGTGTCAGGCCATCAGAAAGTGCCATTCTGTGCGTTCTGTGGCCTATTCGTGCTTCCCGTTAATTGCGGCAAGTTCGTGCGAGATTTCCGCAATCTCGTTTTGCAGCCTAGCATTTGGAACAACGAGCAGAGTCAATTCTTCAACCACGTCGAGTGCCCGGTATACGAGCTGGAATGCAACCTCCCCGTCAGCCGGACTCAGTGCGCACATTAGGCAAGGGCGGGCTGCTTGGCTGCGTAGTTCGGCGCGCAATGTCTCGGAAACTTGTTTCTCGCGCTCTAGTCGCTGCGCCAAGTCCTGCGCAATTTGGTAAACGTCGGTGCTTAGGTCGTGAGTCATTTTTGTTTTATCGGTTCGGTACGGTCTGAGCTTTAGTCAAAATCTTCTGCACTTTGAGCTGCTTTCTGCTCGACAATGATGCGGTCAGTCTCCTCGGCTTGAGCCCAGGCAGTGCGTAGCCATTGCTGATCGCGTTCGGAAAGATGCGAAATATCTGGATGCTGTTTTTTTGAGCCGCTGTCGCCCGTCAGGGGCGAGCAAGCGGACTCAGTTTCTTCCTTCTCTGTTACTCCCGCTGCCGCTGGCGGCGGCGCGGAGTAACTGTTCTCTTTCTCTCTAAAGCGTCCAAACTGTGTACTCACGTGCCGTCCATGTGGTGTACTCACGTGCCGTTCATTTGGTGAACTGCCGCGTCCATGTGGTGTACTGCTAATCGAGGTCAAAAAAAAGGCATTTCGGGTCGCCCGGTGTGCTCCATTTGAGCCGGAAAACTTGCGGATTAAACCCGCTTTTTCGAGTGCATCGAGTGCCGTTTTGACAGTCCCGCGAGAGCATCCCACGTGCTCTGCCAACTGCTCATATGATGCCGAAAAACGTCTTTTGTGTTCGGTTGCTGCTGCACTTTGAAAGTGTGTAAGTGCGCAGTAAATGGCGTAAGCGTTGATGCCTACTTTGCCAGCTTCAACGGCAGCTTCTCGGGTCTGCCAGGCAAAAGGGCCTTCATCTTTTGGGTTTTCTGAACGTGGTTTCATTTGCGTTTCTTGTTGTCTTCTGGTGGTTCCGGTTCAGGACACATCTGCCAAATCATGCCGTGCTTTTCCGGGTTCGGACTGTGCCTGATAAAGATTCGTGCGCTAGGCTTGCCATCCCAGCTTTGCATTCCAGCCCGCAATCTGCGCTTTGTTGCGGTCAGTGAGCAGGTCGGCGGTTCGCCTGGTTGCGTCTCTACGCGCTGCAATGTCACGACTTCGCGGGCCCAGTTTGTCAGTGCGCTAGATCCAAACCCAGCATAGGCCAAATCGGAATCGGTACGTGCAGTACCTTCTCGCGGCTTCGGCAGGTGATGAATGAGCACCAAAAGCACCCCGGTTTTGCTGCTGATTCGGTTGAGCCCGTTGCAAAACTCTGTCACCACTTTCTGGTCTGAGATGTCGTCGCCCAAATAGCACATTAGCGGGTCGATCCAAGCCACGTCTGGACGATGCCGCACCACTAACGCTTCAAGCATTCGGAGAAACTCTGAGCCCGAATGCACATTGTCGCGGTAAAAAACTAGCCGCTCGTTGAGTGCTGCCTTTTCTTCCTCGCCGCAATCAGTTTTCCCGTATTTGCAAATCACGCTTTGCAAAATCTCGGCCTGGTCGCCAATGTCGTTTTCGGCTTGCAAAATTAGACTTTTGAGAGCTTTGACCGGCTTGATGCCAAAGGTGAGCACGTCGGAAAACGTCCCACTCCCCAGCGCCCACCCGATTGCCAGTTGCATCGTCAGAGAGCTTTTGCCGATTCCGCTCTGAGCGTTAATAAGCAGCGAGCCTCCTTTGCAGAGCCAGCGGTTGCCTATGAGCGTGTTTGGGTCTGTGTCAGTCTTGTATGTCAGCAGGTCAGCAAAAGAGGTCTGTTTGACATCTCCAAGCCCCTGCTCGGCACTCGCCACTGTGACGGCGTCACCAAGCCCGGCTACGATGTCCCCAGTTGGTAATCCGTCACCAAGTGCCTTTGCTGCGTCCCTGAGTTGCGCCAGTAACTTTCGGCGCCTTGCGGCATCTTGCACCAGTCCGCACCAGCTCGGCAGCGGTTCGAGGCTCGGCATCCCGGTCGACAGGTCTGAGATAGTCGCAAACGGAATGCCCTGATGCGCTAGTTGTGTCGCTAACGAAAGCGGGTCTAAACTTTGGCCTGCATCTGCTGCGGCTTGAATCCCCGCAAAGATCGTCGCAAAGCTTGGATTGAAAAAGTGCCCAGCGGTCAGTCCAGATGCGACAACTGCGGGAAATGCGGTGTGAGGTGCAAAAAGTAGACACCCCAGCACCGCCCGCTCAGCCTGCTCGGCCTGCGGGATGGCTTGTACGCTCATCGTTTAACGAGCGTCGTGTTGCCTTTGACTGCGGGCTAGTTCCGAGAGGATTTCTGGCTCGGCAGTGGCTGAAAAAATGTGGATTGCGCGAGCCAGCTTAAAAGTCTGCATCGCGTGCGGTTGAAGCCCAGGTTGTCCAGAAGTCACAAGTGCAGTGTGCGTCTTCATCAGTTCGTCGGCAATGCGTTCGGCTTCTGTCAATTCTGCTTTGTTCATTTGTTGTTCCCGCGTTGGTCAGATGCGCGGCCCCCAGTTGCCGAATTAGAACGGAATCTCGTCAGACTCTAGCTCCGTGCCATCAGATGGCGGCAACCAGCGTTTAATCTCAAGGTACGGCTTGCCGGTCTTCTCGGAAATGCGTTTGCCAGGCGCGAGTTCAACCTTGGCAATCTTGCCGATGCAGTCCTCGGTTTCGATTGCCAGGGTTCTCCCTTCGACTACCTTTTTGCCAATTGCCGTAGCAAACTCGGCCACGTTGCGAGAATTTTTAGCGGTAAACACAACCCAGCTTTTGAAGGTAAGTGGTCCGACTTTGACTTCGAGTTGCAGCATCTCATTGCCCGCCTTTGAAACTGCGTCAATAGCGTGCTCGATGCGGGCCAAATGAATTCCGGCATCGATGGACTGTTGCTGTTCTGTTAGTTCGATTTTTAGTGATGGCATATGTATTTAGATGGAAAACGCTGCAAAGAATCTTTCTGGAAATGCAACTGCCTGAGTCGCGATGTCGGCCGGAATATCGAGGTAGGTTTCGTTTTCCTTGATCCATCCCCGTTTAAGTGATCCTGCCGTGACTTTTTCACGCGCCGCGTCTGACTTGTCAGCGAGCAGTCGCTGCATCGGGTTGATCCGCTCGATCGCCTCGCGAATCGGTTGCGCTGTGGCCTCAATGGCTATTGGTTCCGTCTCGGTCTGCACCTGGACCGGCGCAAACTCGGCAACCTCTTCGGGAGCGTAGCACCCAGACAACACGGCTGGGTAGATGCTGCGCACGGCCTCGGAAATGCAGCGAGCCCGGAGCATCTGACGCGGAAACTTTTTCCACGTGGGATTGCTGCCAAGCCCGGCTCGCTCTGCGTCTTTGGTGGTCCAGGTGACTCTCAACGTCGCTCCCTGCGGATGCGTAAACGTGCCTGACACAGATTCATGCGTATATTCGTGCCACTCAACACGGCCCCCTGCTTGTTGAAATCGTGCCAGCATGGCCTCGGACTTGAGCGACGGCTTGCCGTTGATGATGTGGTAATCCCTCGCGGCTTCGGCTGGATGTCGCCCTTCGGCCTGGCATAGCAAGCCCAATGCTAAAGCCTGCTCGGCGGTCTGGATTCCAAAGAGTTTGGATTTCGCGATGGCCTCGGCCATCAGTTTGGTTTGTTCGAACGGTATTAGTTGCATTTGGTTTTCATTTTTAGGCCCGCCTCAAGGATGAGGAGAGCGTCTGCTGTTTTTAGTGTCACTGACAGTTGTGGATAAAGCGCCTGAGCGCGGCCTTTGAGATGAGCTTTCCAGCGGTTCCCGTGCGTTTTCTTGTCGCCCAACCCGAGAGCCTGCTGCCACTTCTTAGGAGGCAGATACTCAATCCTGGCACTGTACGCGGCAAGCATGCCCTCAATTCTTCCGTAATTTCGGAACATTGTTGCCATGCTGCTGCCGGACATTTTGCCAGCAAACTTGGGCAACTCTTCGAGAAACACGGTTGTGATTCCTTTGCACAAAATCCAAAGTTGCCGCTCTAGGTCGTGCAAAGTCGCTGGCATTGGCAAAGCATGCACGCTGCCATCGGTGTCAATGTAAGCAATCCCGCCGCCCACACCAGGGTCGATTGCAATGTAGTTTTGTTCGCTCATTTTGATGCCACAAGTGGAGCCTGCCCGATTTTCCGTTGCACAATCTCATCCGGCAGCACCGCACCGGCTGCACTCCAAAGCGCTTGAGCCTTTTTGAGGCTCATTGAGCCTTGCGCGAGAATCGCGTCACCCGCACCGATTGCACCGTTGCGCACTGCCTGCGCGATGTGTTCGGCCTCGATGTACTCGCTCGCACGCGGCTTTTGCAGCCTCCAGCCAGCCACTTTCTGCCCCGCTTCGAGCAACTCGCGGGCCTTGGTTTTGGCAGCGTCGCGAAAATCATCCAACGTCTGACACGCTGCCAGAAACTGCCCGAGTCTGTCAGGGTCGTTTAAAAGCGCCAAAAAGCCCTCGTCCTGCACTGTCGGTGCGAGCCCGGCAACTGTCACCATTGCGCTGTCCTTGCTGGCAACGCGAGCCGGACATGTCAGCGATTTGGCGCACCAGCCGCAGTAATCGTTTTCGGTCGGTGCTGTTCCAACATTTGCCAACACTCTGGCGACTAAATCGGCTGCACTTTGGTATGTCCAGCGGTGTGTCACAACCTGCCGTTGATCGCAAAAGAGCAGGTGAGTTGTCCACTCGCCCACAAAGTGCTCCTGCATGAGGCCCAAAGCGTAGGCTGCCATTTGTGCCTGGTAATCGTAGATTTGGCCTGACTTAAGGTCGATCAGGAACCGGCCTTTAAGCGCAACGCCGTCAGCGGTGCCTCTATGCTCAATTCCAAAAGTATGAATGCGGCAACGGTCCTCGTCCGTTACCAAATCGTTGACGCCACCGAATTGGATGCACTGGTTGATTGCCCACCGAACTGCCTGCGCGTCTTCCTCTAACAGTTGCCAGTCAGGAAACTCTCCGTGCGTCCAGGCGTGCCTGAATGCCGCGTCGAGCTTGGTTCCGCGCGCTGCTGCCGGACTGGTGCCTGGTGAGCCTTCGTATTGCCCGCAGAGCGCGAGCTTGGGGAGGGATGAGTGTCGGATTTTCATTTCGTTGTTCTGGATTGTTTATATTCCGCGCCCTTTTGCTTTCGGTACACGCTTGCGCATTCCTTTGAGCACGTCTTGGCAAATGTGCTGCCTGCCTGGCGGCGAGGCTTCATCTGGTGGCAAATGATGCACTCGGCTAGGATCGCCGGTTTTGTGTCAGCCCCGTGCTTTGCCTTAAAGCTGGCAATCTGGCGAGCTTTTGCACATTCCACTGAACAGCTCTGTGCCTTGTTTTGAGCAGGCTGGAATTGCTTCCCGCAGAAACAGACTCTGGTTCCGAGCCTGCATACAGAGCATTTGGTGATGCCAATGTGACCTCGAAAGAATGCAATGCCGCACTGTGCGCAGTTAATCTGCCTCCAGCCTGCGCCGTATTTTTCAGTTTTGGGCGGTTTAACCGGCTTTGGAGCCTCGGCTGGCTGCACCAGCCCAGCGCGCACCCCGGCGCGCACTAGGTCAGCGGCTTCTGCCAATAATGCTAGGCGCTGCTCTTCTGGATCGCACGCCATTCCAAAATCGGAACTGCCAGTCCGTGCCGATGGTGACCAGCACGGTTTGCCGTTCATTGTGCCTGCAAAAAATCCACTCATTAGCGTGAATAGTTGAGGGCCCAGAGGTTAATGATCACCAAACAAGCCAGCGCAATAGACTCGCCTAGGTTGGTGCTGCCGATGAGTGCCAGCAGGTCCACGATCAATAGCGCGCCGATTGTAGCCAATTTCGCAACGGTCCATTTGCGCGTGTTGCGCGGCAGTGTAGGGCCCTGGAAAGGGCGGGAAGAGTAGTGTGAGGTGCTCATTTGTTGGTTTGTTGTTTTACTCTGACGGCCTCGTCAGTGCCCGCATTACGGGTCAGACGCCCCGGAGGGCGTTTCGGCCTAGGCTCCCCACACTTCTGCCAGAGCTTTTGCTCCGGCGATTCGGGCCGCCTCAAAACTTTTGGCAACTCCGTTGCCTGCCAAGTTTTCCCATACCCATTCAAATCCGTTTACGTGCTTGTAGATTGTGGTCTTCATTGTTGTTCGTTGGTTTGTTGTTGTGGTTACTGCTAACGACGCCAACTCTACCCAACCAAACGCGCTTGGCTAGCTTTTTTGTAAATTATTTTTAGCCCGCCTCAAAGCGTTCCGTTCCCGCGCTTTAGGACGCGGTTTGCTGGCATTCCGGCGCGCTGCCTCTGCTTTTTTTTCGGATTTTGCTGCGCCGCCTAGCTTGCCAATCTCCCGGCAGTGCTCTCGGAGTGTCTTTTCAGTCGCCATAGTTTTGTAGTCGGTCAATTTCGCGTTCGATGTACCAAATCGCCTTACGGAGATCCTGCACTGGCTCGCCTTTCTTCTGGTGCCTCAACAGGTACTTGAGCGCATTGCCGATGCAGAAGTTTTCGTGGATGCAAATAGTAATAGCCTCAATCCCAGAGGGATGGCTGTTGTAGTGCGGTGGATGGTTTACTAAGTCCATGCCGCAGCCTAGCAAAGCCTGCTAGGCTGTCTACTGCGTGTTTTTCATTGAAGGCGCAAGTGCCTTTGTTTCATGGGGTAAACATGCAACCCGTCGCAGGCTCTCCCTGCGCACCATACGGCAAATTGTGCTATTCGCCAGCCGGGACTAGGCCAGAGTCGAGGCCAGACTGAAACAAGTCGGCCTCCTCCTGCCTCCTGCGCCTAAGCCCCTTGGAATTAGGCCACAGCCGCACCATCTCGCGGAACTGGTTGGGAATCTCCTTAAAGTTGCCGGTCTTGAGCAGCGCCTGGATGTTTGCCATTTCCCGTCTGCGTTCGCCGGTTAAACTGGCCCCTCGATTGAAAACCAGCGAAACCAATGCCGCAGCACAATCGCCATGCAGTGCCTGCGCTTGTGGGTAAATTCTAAGTGTCCGTAGATACCAAGTCGGCAGCGTGACGTCCTCAAATACTGCCAGCGCGGCAGTCCACGGGATTGAGATGTGCCGAACGTAAGGCAGCACTGTCTGCGCTGCTTCCCCACACCGGCCAGACACGCCAATGAGTGCGGCGAGCTTTGAGGCTGATAGGTGCGGCCCCCATGCCCTGGTCGTTTCAGTTGCTGGAGTCATGCCGAGGTCCCAGCCAATCCCAATGGTCACGCCAGACTGCTCACCGGGCCACTCAGGTTGCGCGTCGTAATAAGACTCGCCGCCTGTTTCCCAACCAATGATTGCTTCAATTCCGCGTTTACTCAGATTCATTATCGTCTCCCTCAACGGTTTCTTCCTGCCGGTCTTGTGACCAAGTCATGGCTTGATACTCGCGGGCAAACAAACTGCCAACTCCAGCCGAAAAAGTTGTGTAACTCTCAGAGTCAGAGTCGTGCGCGAGTATTTGGACGGCATCAAAATGTTCGCCAATTTCGGCAGCTATGCGGTCAATAAAAACCTGTTTTTCTTCAGCGGTCATAGTTTGCCGATGTGGTAATGGTTTATCTTCAGCGTTTTGCCGTCTTTGGTTACTGCATTGTATTTACGCACCTCAAAGCCTTTGCGCTGCACGAAATTCTCAACCGCTGTGCGCTTTGCGCCTAGCAAATCCATAAGTTGTTGCAGGTTGTACCAGCCTTCCGGCGCAGGCTCGCCCATCAGTTCGAGCTTTAACTCTTCGAGCAGCGTGCGCCTTTTCATATGGGTAATTTAAAATCACCGGCTTTGGTTTCCTTGGCGAGCCAGACCACGGTTTCTGAGTCGCAGTATTCTCCCCATGCAAAACCACGGCTCCAAGACGCAGTTGCGCGACGGTTTGCTGCGTACCCTATCGCGTTAACGTCGCCAAGCCACCCGACGCAGTAGCCAGTTGGGTGTGCTCTGTTGCGCCCTTCGGCCTGCGTAACACGGTGTAGATGTGCGATAATAACCTTAGTTGTTCCGTTTAAGCCACATACAGATTCTGCGTGATCGCGCACGGCAGCCTCATTGTGCATATATCCATGGCCCAACAGGCAATCCCCTAACTGTCTCCAGCCGTTCTGGAAATTGTAGTCAATCACCTCGCATTTCATGCGTTTAGCCTGGTCGGTGATTTGGCTCATCACACGGCCTGCTAGTGCGGCCACAATAGCACGGGGTGATTCCATCAAGGTGTTAAGGCGAGCCTCGTGGTTGCCTAAGAAATACAACTTGGGCTCAAGCTGGTAAAGAAACGCCAGCCCGTCTTGGAGATCGCCCTCGGGGTCTACGGCTGAGTCCGCACTTTCCCCTACGCCCCCGCGAAGGCACGCGAGGTCCACAGCATCACCTAAATGAATCGTGGTGTGCGGCTTCCAACGAGCCTTAAACGCCAGCACCTTTTTTAGAAGCGCCTGATCCGCGTGGTGCCCATGGCTGCACCCTACGGCCAAGAATCTCTTCCAGCTTCGGGTGATGTTAGCCATCGGCTACAGCAATGGTTTCTGCCCCCGCTCGTTACGAATCACATCAATAACGCCAAAAATGCCCAAAATCGCATCAGCGGCACTATTTCCAGTGCCCACCGAATAAAGCCCGATGGCTGCACCGAGCTTTGCAAGTCCCAGCCAAGTTGATGGCTGCCTAACGTAGTTTTTCAGAGTCGTTTTCATTTTCTGTGTGTTCAAAAAGTCTTTCCCAAAGTGCCTTGCGGTCAGCTTCGCACTCGCGAATTTTGCCATTGAGATACCAGACTGCCGCAAGCGTCAGAGCCATTGAGAGCCCCTGCGCGGCTGCTTGTTGAGCGATGAGGTCGAGCAGTTGTGTCATGTTACACAGCGACTAGTGCAGTTTTTTTCCAAGTGTTGTTTGCCGTGCAAATGTACATAAAGTTGGCGTCAAACGCCATCTGCCCCGGACGCCCCACAGATGTAGCAGTTGCGGGCACCGCGCCAGTTCCACCAGCAGCGCCATTGATAAACGTGCCAACAATGCAGCGTGTCTGTCCCGTGATCGTTGTGGACGCTACAGTCTGCGCTGCCGAAACCGTATAGGTGCCCGTTCCACCCGTGCCTGTGCCAAGTGCGGTGATCGTCGTCCCAGCGGTCACGCCGGTGCCTGTGATGAGCATGCCCACTTGGATTACTCCGCTGGAAACCGCTGTAACGTTAAGTGATGTTCCGCCACCAGCGATTGCGCCGGTAAAAATTGCTGCCGTCGTGATGTATTGGTTGGTGTTGTCCCACTCCAAACAATTTCCCACAGGCGTGCCCATTAAACCAACAGAGGTCTGAAAAATCAGCGGGCAGTTTTGTGCTCCAGTACCATTTGCGCGTAGTGTTTGCGGGCCAGTAAATATGTTGCTTCCAAGACTCGCAGGTGACGCTCTTAGATTAACGCGCACCATTGAAATGTTGGTTGTTCCAACAGTGATCTCAGTGTTTCCTGATCCCGTTGGGGACACAAAAGTCTGAACAAAGCCAGATTGCAATGACCCAAAGCGGGTCATGTACATCGAATTTCTGACGACTCCCGTGTACCAAGCTGGACGCGTAAAAACAGCAGAGACACTCGCAGTGCCAAGCGTTGTCAGTTCCCAAAATCCGTTTTGGGTTGTTGTGGTCTGTACTGCAAACGCAATAATATTGCCTAGCACTGGGGTATAGCCATCAGTGATAAATACTCCTGTTGCGGTGACTGTAAACGTGTTTGGAGACACGCCAGTGTTCATTGTGCCCACAATATTGGCAGTGGTCTGCGCCTCGACCATGCGCATGCCAATTCCTAAACTTGAAATGGCAGCTTGAGCAGTTGATTGCCCAGTTCCCCCGTCAGCAATCGCTAACTGCGCCGATGCGGTTACTGCGCCGGTGCCGTTGCCTTTGAGCACGCCGGTGAGCGTAGTGGCACCAGTTCCTCCCTGCGCCACTTCAACGGTCGCAAGTTTGCTGGATGCAATAGCCGCGTTGGCGTCCACATCTGCATCAACCAGCAGGCTCGCAGGCGATTGCAGCGTGCCAGCCACGTTTTTCCAGAGTCCCGTGCCGGCCACCAGCCCCAGGGAAGTGTGAACGTGACTGGGCGTGTTGCCGCCAAACTGCCCAGTGACGCTGTGGTTATTTCCGGTCGCGTACGCCTCAAGCGTGATGAAAATCCGGTCGGTGACGAGCATCGTGGTTTCGGGCACCAGCACCGTGAGCCCCACAAGTGCGGAGGTCGTGCCAATCGTCACCGCAGCAGAGGTCGCAAGCAGGGTCGGTGCGTTGGTGCCGTCGTACTTAAACACTTTTACGCGAACTTGGTTGGCTTGGTTTGTTCCGGCGACGCCGTACATCCACACGTTAAAATCCCACAGCCCCGCCGGGATGTCGGTAGTCCCCGGATCCTGCGGGCTTACCTCGGAGACGAAACCGGCAAACTGCGTCCACGTTGTCGGAGTCAACGTGCCACTCGCAGCCGTCGTTTGGCTCGCGTCTGCACTGCGCCCGAGCTGTTTGACAGTGCCGGGAAGATTGGTAGTCGGCGCGTCAGCGTCGGTGCCCTGGTTGAGATAATACGTCAAGCCGTTGGCCCCGCCTCCGCCACCGCCACTTGGCGTTGCCGGAGTCCAGGCCGTGCCATCCCACACAAGCGTCTGCCCGCTGGTTGGTGCAGTTGCTGCGACGTTTTTGTTTTGCAGCTTTTCGACCTTGGTCGTGTGTACCCCGCCGGTGACATCACCGAGAAAAATTGGAGAGTTTAGGTCAGCCATAAATTTTACCTGTAAAGTGCCGCGTAGTTGAGCCCTAGGCCAGTGCCTAGCGGCCTATTGTGATCCTCGTACCAGCCATTGCCGTCCCAGATGTCTTTAAAGTCGGCAAATGCCCGCTCAAACTTTGAACGCACCGCCACGAGGCTAAAGTTCTCCATTGCAAAATTGACCATTCTGGAGCGGTCAATGCTGTCGATGTTGCGTATAGCTCGCAGGATGTCGCCCATCGTGTTGCAGCGAAATCCATTGGTGCCGTCTACGATGTATTCGGTCATCGCACCGAAATCAGTAGTGATCGGAACACATCCGCTAAGCATCATTTCCACGGCAGTGCCGCCAAAAGGCTCCCAGTAGGTCGAAAGCAGGAATCCAAACTTGGCGCGCGCCATGAGTGCTTTGCGTGTCTCGATGTCAGCGTACCCAACAAAATCCACATGGTCAGGCCACTCAGTGAACCCAATGCCCTCAGGCCCGCCCTGCCCGGCAACCTTAAGCCGGATGCCAGCGCGCTTGCATGCGTCAATCGCGATGTCCAAGCCCTTGTTAGGGCCTAGGCGCCCAATAAACAGCGCGTAATCTTCGCGCTCTTGCGTTGCGTCAAAGTCTCGCGCATCAAAGTAGTTTGGCACCACTCGGTGATACCATTTTGGATCACAGTGCGAAACGCCGCCCGTGCCTGCGTAGGCTCCCTTGAGCGGGTAAGACTCGTAGCAACGAAACTGTGCAAATGCCCAGCCTGAGCCAATGCCAGGCTCAACCACGATCACATCGCCATCAGCATTTGCAATATCGCACGCGCCTTTTGTGCCTGCCCAAAATGCCAACACCAAGTCGCCGCGCTTTTTGCGCTTAAGAATCTCAGCCCCTGCGCTAGCATTGAAAACCTTGTGAGCGTGATCGTTGCTGCTGTGCCGAAACTGGTTTTTGCGCCAGTCGTAGTTTCCGTAAGTTTGCTCCAGCACCTCGTTTGAGGTCACGTTTACATGCTCATGCGCAGCCGTTAGCGAGTCTGGGTGCCCGTAATGGATCACATTGTACTCGCTGCTGCTTTTGAACATCTCGCAGAATTTCAGCACCTTTTGCGTGAAAGCGCACGCCGAGTAATCGGGATGCGTCACGGTGTGCGGAACTGCAAGTGCGTGAATAGTCGTCATTAACTAGCGATACACCGGAATGTACGAATACGCGCCTTCAAAATTCATGCGCATCCAATAGGCAACATTTACAGGGTCCGTGGGGCCCGGAGAGTTGCTGCCTCCAGTGACTTGATCCCAATTTGCTGGGTCTGCCGCTGGATTTGTCGATGTGTATGTGCCTCTGTTAAAATAAATAAGCCCTTGATAATAAACCTTGTCTCCAGTGGTGTATGATTGTGAGGACTTCCAGTTTTGGATTCCAACTCCATCAAACGGTGCCCATTGGTTACCATCAAAGCGCAACAAATATCCTGTGTCTGGACTGGTTGTAGAGATTGGAGCATTTTGCAACGACGTTGCATTGCCCGTGTTAATTCCGCTCCCCGTCCATTCACCGTTGTTAAAGTTTATAAAGTCCCCATTTGCGGGCGTATAGCTAGCAGTGATTGGGTAGCCTTTTATCGACGTTGCGTTGCCTATATCGCTTGGAGCCCACTCAGTGCCGTCATAAACAAGCCCCTCTCCAGAGTTTGGAGCAGTTGCCGAAATCGCAACACCTTGCAATGAAGTTGCATCTCCGCCTCCTCCACCGCCAGTTCCAACCACTGCGCGAATACTAACAAGCTCACCATTAACGGGAGCGTCCACAAAGGTAATTGTTCCACCTGCGGCAGATGAAATGCTGTACTTGGAAGGTGGTTGGTCAATACCGCCCACGCTCACTAGATAGCCGCCGTCGTCGGTGCCGTTATAACCCGAGAACGTAAACGCAACGGTGGTCCCATCTCCAGTGTGCTCGGTCACCGTTGTGCCTGCCACAACAGGGGATGGTGCGCCGGTAGCACCAGTCAACCCAGTGGCCCCTTGCGTTCCAGTAGCCCCCTCTGTTCCAGTTGCCCCAGTCGCTCCTGAGCCAGTTGCGCCAGTGCTGCCTTGCACGCCGGTTGCACCTTCTGGGCCTGTTGCGCCTGTAATGCCTGTGGCCCCTTGTGGACCTGTCGGCCCAACTTCACCAGTGGGTCCAGTCGGTCCAATTAAGCCTGTGGCCCCCTCAACCCCTGTTGCCCCGGTTGCGCCAATGCCGGTGGCTCCAGTTGGTCCCGTAGGCCCCTCAACGCCTGTTGCTCCAGTCGCGCCATCTGCACCAGTGGTGCCATTTGGTCCCGTCGCGCCGCCATCAGCGACTGGTGTCCATGACGCGCTTATTGAGCCAGGAGTTGGAGGATAGCCGGGATTTAATGGGTTTCCCGTTCTGTAATAATAGCCACCCAAATAAGTTACTGCCGCACCAAGATTATAAGCAGCACCGTTGTCATATACTGTCGCTGGCAATATCCATGGCGTTGGTCCTTGCACGCCAGTGGCTCCGGTTTCACCCGTTGGGCCTTCTGGTCCCGTTGCGCCAGTTGTGCCAGTCGTGCCAGTCGTGCCAGTCGCGCCAATCTCGCCAGTAGCACCAGTCAATCCAGTTGCGCCTTGCGCGCCAGTTGCTCCTGTTGGTCCAGTTGCACCCTCTAGTCCAGTGGCACCCTCTAGTCCAGTGGCACCAGTTTCACCAGTGGCTCCCACCGGACCAGTTGCACCTTCAATTCCAGTCGAGCCCTGTGCGCCAGTTGCACCTTCGGGACCAGTGGCACCTTGTTGTCCAGTGGCTCCGTCTGCACCTGTAGCGCCTTGCAAGCCTGTAGCACCCTGTGCGCCAGTTGCCCCAACTTCGCCGGTAGCACCAGCCGATCCGGTCGCGCCAGTGGGACCAGTTGCTCCTGCGGTGCCGGTAGCTCCAGTTAATCCTGTGGCACCTGCCGAGCCAGTTGCGCCCTCTGCGCCAGTTGCACCAGCAACGCCGGTTGCGCCAGTGGAGCCTGATCCAGTCGCTCCCTGCGGCCCTGTGGCACCTTCTGATCCAGTCGCGCCTTGGGCGCCAGTTGCGCCGGTTGCCCCACCAGGAGTGCCTTGCGGTCCAGTTGCCCCAGTGGCGCCATTGACTCCGTTAACACCTGTGGCGCCAACACTGCCAGGCGCGCCGGTAAAAAGTGTAACGACTAAAGGTCCGCAGTTTGAATCACAGCTCATGTCAGGAAATAGTTGTACGCGCCTCAATGATGCGAAAGTCTTTGCCGTCTGGTCGCTGCACGTTCACGGTAAGCATAGCGCCAAACTGCACCGCGAGTGCGGATGTTTGCGCGTTGGTCAGCGAAAAAGTAACAACGTCTGGATGCGGACGCTCGACGCTCGGCGTCGTTAGCGATGCGCCAGCAGCAGTTTTAAGAGTCACCGTCACCGTCCAGTCGGTAAGGTCAGCGTACGGGCTGCACGCGCCATCCTCTTGGAGCCGAAACGAAAAGTCCCAGTCCGCTCCTCTCTGTATTGTTGAGCTAGTTTGGACGGCAACCATTATATTCTGTGCCTCTGGGGCAAGTAATTTTCCGCACTGTCGCAGCACCCGCTCACGGGCTGCGCCCCGGCAGGCCACGCTCTGGCTGCGACCTCATCGTCCCAGCTCGGCAGTTTTCCGAGCGGGCAATTGGGAGCGTCCGCGAGGATATCCCAGCGCGTAGGACATCCTGCACGATGGTCGCAGTTTAAGCAGGTCTGCGCCCTTTTGTCAGCAAGCCATTGCGGTATCATGCGTCAATTCAGATTTTCGACTCGTATGTTGATGCTCAGGCTACTTGTGAGCACAACCTTTCCGTCTTTGTCTTTGATCTCAATTACAGTAGTTTCTCCATCCCTAAAGGTTTGCGATGGTGCAAAAATTGTAAACTCTTCTAGCGGTTCTCCTGTCTCAGGGTCAATTTCTGGCGGAGTAGTGGCTGACCAGCCGAAAGTGTAAATCGTTTCATACTCTGTAGTTATTGCATCTCTCCAATCTTTATTACCTTGAAGGTATCGGCTCCAAGCGTCTCCAAAATCGTACAGTAAATAAAAAACCGCCCTTGGTGGGGAATCTAGTGACAATGTCACATCTTGACCTGCGTCCACAGGTGTGCCGTCACCAGACGGTGGTGGAGTAGCGGCAGTTAAATTTGCTTGTCCAGATGGAGAACTTTCAACAGGCGCACTCAATATTATGTTTGGCCTATTTGCGTAAAAACTTTCAGTCAACGCAATGTAGGGCTGGTCTTCATCGATGTACTTTGAAGCTAAACCTTCGTTCCTGCGAGCGTAAGTGCCGTCCTTTTTCAGTAGTCTTGTCGGCACACCACTCAATGTGACCCAGTCGTCGCCGTCAAACATGAGGCCCTGCCCAGCGTACACATAATCTATCGGTAAAACCTTATCTGGCGGAATCTCAGGAGGTGGAGGAATGCCACCGTCATACGCACGGAGGCTAGTTGTAAATGTAGGTATCATTACCGTGCCCGGCTTTGCCAATACACCATCAACATATCCTCCCTTAGTTAAAACTGGCGAAGTGTTTGGGATCCAATAAAACGTCCTGTCTGGTTTAGGGTAACGCTTTTGTCTTATTATTCTGACAAGAAAGTTTTCTGGATCATCTGGGTCTATAACAATATTGTTAGGATATATGTAAATAATATCTCCTTCATACACAATGGCTGGAACATTAACTGTAACAATTCCAGCCGGTAACAATATCGGCGCATCTTTTCCTAAGTCGTCAGGATGCTTGACAATGTAAACTCTTTTAACTGTTGTGTACTCTCCGTCTACTTCAACCTTGCCCCTAAAGTCAGGAGTCCGCTCATATTTCAGCTCTGGCTTGTCATTTGGAATCCATTCACCGTAATTTGAAAGCACATTTTTATTTAGAAAAGTTCTTTCAACATAGTTGGGAAATCCCAAATTTGTAAATCCTGACTCTGTAATGCCAGAAATAAACGCAGGTCTAACATAATCCTTTGTCGTGTCTGGTAATGGATCACATGTCTGCTGTTTAATAGTAAGCGCAGTCCCTTGAGTTTGATACTCAGCTTGAAAATTGCCATTAAAAGCGCTGTATATTTCATTTCGCCAGATAAACCCTTCTGTTCCAGCCGCCGAGCCAGTTAGTTTAACAGACGCTGAAAAGTTGCTGTTAAAACTTGCAATCGACATATCAACTTAAAGAACAAGGACTTGGAAATGGCTGAACACAAATGCTCTTAATGCTATCAATGACCTTTGGGTCAGCATCTGGGTCTATTTTTACAACAGCAATCAAATTATACTGAGTCGTTGAAGTGTTGGTTTTTAATTCTGTTTCAACAGAAATTAAAACTTCATTTACAATAAGCGTGCTTGTGTTAAACACGATTTGAATGTATATGTAGCAAGTTTCCGAAACGTCCAGTTTGAATTTAGGGTCATCGGTAGGAGACATGCCAGTAGGCAACATGTTCCAGACTAAGCCCCATGCCACCTGTACCTTCAAATCCTCTCCTACAGAAACATCAGTGACTTTAAACGGGCAAGAAATTTGAGAACTACCGGCTCCCTGGCCTCCAAAGGTGCCCGAGTTGATGTTTATGCTAGTTCCGCCAATTGAGCGGTTAAAAGTGCCGCCCTTGATGCTGGTGATTTGATTTGACCGCACCTCATCCATTAGCGCGTTAAACGCATTTGGCGAAATAGGTTGGCCGCGTTGTTGTGGTGGCGGAAACATTAGTAAAGGATTTCGTTCCAAGCAGTCCCAGTTGGAGACGACTGGTATTCGTAGGTTGTGCGAAATCTATTGCCTTCTTGCTGCGAACGAACCCCAGACAAAATAAAAGTTGAGCCTTCTGGAGCGATAAACCCAGCAGGCCAGTCAGCCCACTGATCGATCATTCCAAGCTTGGTCATGTCTGGCGCGCCATCTTCAAGCACAGTGACTCTGGCTGTGACTCGGCCCACATAGTAACTTTCCTGCCCGGCTTTCCAAAATGTATAAAACACCTTGAAACTAGGGTCATCTTCTTCAGCAGGTTGCCACAGGTTTAAGGGATTTGAGTCGGTCGCTCCTTTTCCTTTCCCAGCCAAATAGGGGTCTGTTGGGTTGCGCTTGTAAGTAATCCACTGTTTCTTGATTTCGTCCGAAAGCTCAAAATCTCCGTCTTTGTTAAACTTTGGATGCGTTTCAAGCGGCTCAGTGCCGATATTGCCATCAAAGGCAAATTGCGGTTCTCCTTGCTCAATCAAAAACTCTTCGACCAATGTGTAGACGCCATCAGCCTGATCTTGGCGGTAGCTTCTGGCTTCAGGATTTTTTGGAATCTCTCCAGAAAGGCTCTGCTGCGTGATCGTCTCCATCACGCACCGATCAATCCCCATCGATTTTTCAAGTCGAACTTCAGTGGCTGGCATATTAAATGATTCCTAATTGAGGCGTTACACCGCTAAGATACGGGTTGTTTTCTGGTTTTGCAGTTTGCAGGAATCGGTCGATGCTGTTGGCGATACGCTGCTGCACTGCCAGGATGTCGCGCTGGACGTTTATGTCTTGCTCGCCGCCCCACACTGCCCCGCCAAGGGCTCCTACTTTTGCGGCACTGCTCGCGATCATTTGAGGCATCGAGGTCGGCGCAAGTTTTCGCAAAATATCCATGCCAGTAGGCGCGGCCCCAGGCGTTGCATATTTTTTGCGTGCTTCTGCGGCATTTGCTTCTTTGGATGCGTTGATTGCGTCCATAGTGGCCTGAATTGACTTTTCAAGATTAGTCGTGTCAACAACTAGACCTGATGTTCTTGCCTGAATCTCAGCTTCTTGCATTGCTTTAAATTTTTTTTCATCGGATGAAAAATAATTGCGCAAGCCAGCCGCTGAAACTGCCATATTTACTGCCAATTCTTCTGCAAAAAAATTAATGGCATTGGCAAAGGCTAATTTTAACGTGTTGTAAATTAAATCACCAGTTGCTCCAAAGTTGTCAAAGTAATTTATCCAAAAAGCAACACCGGCACCAATGCCTTGTCCTATTTTACTAAAATCAAGTTTTGCACTTTTTTCTAAAACGTCCATGATTTGAGGCACAATTTCAGATGCAATCCCAACAAAGAATCCACGAATTTTGCTACCTGTAAGCCCAAGAATATCGCTGGCTTTTCCAAAGACTCCGGCATTTTCGAGCAGTAAGGCTGTTTGATTTCCAAGCACTTTACGCACTTCTTCCATGCCACCAGCGGCAAAAACGGAAAGCAGCTTTGCTCCGCTCTTTCCAAAAATTTCCATCGCCATTGCAGAGCGTTGTGCCGGGTTCTGGATTTTTTCGATTGCCTCCCCGATCTTCATCAACTGCTCATCAGCGTTAAGCCCTTGGATGTCGGCAATCTGAATTCCCATCATAGAGAATTTAGCCGCAGCTTCTGCACTTCCAGAACCAGCCTCGGCAATAATTCGCTGCATTTTGGCAATCACTGGTTGCAATTGGTCAGCCTTCATGCCGTTAAGGTCAAAGGCCATTTGCAGTTCGATTAGCTTGTCAATAGCAACGCCGGTTTGCGCATTAAGGTCCACCAAGTCATCGCCAAACTGGATGGCATCATAAAATCCTTTAACCGCTATTGTAAGCGCACCAAAAATTGAAGCACCGCCACTCAGCATTTGGATAGACGATATTGCCCCTTGAATGCCGCTTTGAAAATTAGACCAATCAAGCCCAAGAGATGCTGTAATCATTTTATGGAATACGTTGACTGTTTACAAAAGCAGCAGTGCGGCGAGCCATTGCATTAGCCTGCATGGTAAATGCTGTCGCAAGTTTTTGCTGAATATTTGTCGAATCAGAATGGTTAGTGTTGTTTTGGGCAATAATTTGCATTGCGGTTTGCGTGTCATTTATAATAACACTGCCACCAACTTTTGATCCATGTCGAGTGATCCATTTTGGAATGCCACGAACATTAAATCGTGATGCTGCTGGCAACCAGCCGGAAGCTGTCAAGCCTTGTTCTTTTAAGAGTTGTTTATAAACCCATTTTACTGTGCTTTCCCACATTGGAAACTTTGGACTGCCAGCAATTCTGCGCCTATTGTTTCTCCTGCTTTTGTACCAAGCCAGAACTTGATCGCGAGGCTGTTCCATAAAAGAACGAATAAACGATGGCTGAAATCGTTGATTAAAATAATAAACTAGGCTCCAATCATTTCCGCGCTTCCATTGTTTGGGAACTATGCGAAACGCTCGCGAAAGATCTTTTCGCATTGCTTTTTGCCCCTGATTTTTTCCTTTTGCGTAATCAACTCGAATATTTGTTCCGCTTCTTGTAGTTGAAGCGTTTCTGCCACCCATTGGAGGAGTGACAGCAAAACAAAACCGAAGCATGCCTTTGAAGTTTTCCATAACTTCATGACGCGCTCCTCTTCGAGAATTACGGATGACTTGCTGAAGTTCTCGCGTAAACCTTGCTTGAGCAGCGGAAAAATCCAATCTAATGCGGTCACTCATCGTCTTCCTCCTCTTGTTGCGGTCTCACAAACAGTGTTTCTAGGCTTGTTTGCTTGCGCTTGATAGTCCATGCCCCATTGCCCCAGATCACGGCGTGGTACAGCCTCAGAAGCTGCGCCAATGGTGCTCTGCGTTGAATGTGGTCTTGCGTCCATCCAGTTTCACGCGCCAGCACTAAAAGGAAGGACTCCTCCCAGCCTGGCGCAGTTAGTTTTTTGGCGCGTCCTCCTTGCCACTTCCGGGCTGCGGCAAAATTTCCACGCGACCCGATTCTACGGCTTCAGCCTGCGCTCGGCACCATTCCGCCACCGGCTTTGCTAAAGCCAGCGGAAACGACCTTGTGAACGCTTTAATGGCATCCAGAGCAGTCTTGTCTGAAATTGCCTGCTCCACCTCTTCGGGCTCGCGGCTTTGTAGCCATGCGCACGCAATAACCTGCTGTTGGTCATTAAGCGTAGAAAGTCCAAGCTCTGTAATTGCAATCTGAGTTGTCAGAGTCCACGGACGCAGTTCCAGCGGACCAATCACCGTGTTTTTGAGAAAGAATGGATTCATGCGAAGCGAGCTTGAAACTCCTGCTTGAGCCATTCCGGCGAGTCTGGGTAGCAAATGCCGAATGTCCGGCCATCCTTGCGCGAGATGCCCACCGCTGCGGATTTGGCAAAACGCTTTAGATCGCGAGCATTGTCCCGATAGCCTCGCATCCAAGAAATATCGGAGTCAGCATTGGCCTTGCACCATTCAAGGTTCTCAAACCGTTTGCGGAACTCGTCAAAGTCAATGTCCTCGCCGTCCACCTTTGCGAGCACGTCACAATTCACGATCCAGCGAACGTGAGCCTTTCCAGCTTCATCCACAAAGTGCTGGAATCCGCCGCGTTCAATAAGTGCGCCGCCTGATGTTAGCCAGGCAGCGATAATGTCAGTGTTGAAACTCTTGCCGGGAGCTTCGTGGTCCTCAAGTAATCGGAGGCGCATATTTTATTTGGTTAGCTTGCGTTTTTGTAAACGGTGCCGGTTGCGGACCAGCCACGGAAATCGTCGTTTTTGGAGTCGAGAGTTTCGTTTGTCCAAATTCCCTTTCCAGAAATGCCAGTAATTCCAGAAACTGTTGCGCCTGGATTAAAGGGAC